AGCGCACGACCAGGTGGGTCCACGGCCGCCCGTTGGCCGCCGCGTTCCACGGCCAGAGGTCGAAGTCCGTGCCGTAGACCAGCGCCGTGCCGTAGACCGCGCCGCCCGTGTCGGCGGCGGCAACGAGCCCGGTCGTGGTCTGCACGTCGTCGATCACCAGGGCCGCGCGGCCGTCGATGCATTCGCCGGTCCACGTGTAGATCCGCGGGACCGCCGAGCCGGTGAGGCCGAACTGACGGCCCGTGAAGTCGTCGATCGCCCGGGACGCGGACTCGACGGCGAGCGCGATCTGCGTGTCGTCGACAACATCGCCGACGGGGATGCGCGCGTACGCCTTGAGTTCGGCGGCCATGCAGTATGTGGGCTTCCAGGCCATCGTGCTCACCTCCTCGTCAGTCAGTCCGGGTGCCGGGGAGCCCGCCCGCCTAGAGGGGCTCCCCGGCTGTACGAGGGGGACTTACGAGTGAGCGACCATCAGCACGCCGGCGTTGGTGTCCTGCACCATGCCGTCGGCGCGGGCCCAGGCCATGTAGCCGACCTGGCCGTTCGGGGCGTACAGCTCGTTGAGGGTCACGAGCGTGACGTCCTTGACGCGGCGGATGACGTAAGCCTCCGACAGCCGGCCGAAGAAGCCGAAGTTGTTGGAGGCCGACGGCGCCGGGCACGCCTGGTCGATGATGACCGGGTAGCCGAGGAGGACGGTGCCGGTGTCGGTGCCGCCGTTCGCCATCGAGCCGTTGCTGTTCCAGAGCAGCGGGCGGCCGTCGAGGTCGACGATGCCGCGGAGCAGCTTGAGGAACGAGTCGCCGAACACCCAGGAGCAGCCCTCGCCGCGGTACGCGGGGTCGACGGCGTGCACGATGTTGAGCAGGTCGGCGTAGGTGGGCGCCGTGTTGGAGCTCAGCGCCGTGGCGCCGGACAGGCCGCCCGCCGTGGACAGCAGGCCGACCGGCTCGTTGACGCCGGTGCCGACCGCCCAACTCGAAGCCTGCTTGCGGGCCATGCGCTCGCCCAGCTTCTTCGCGATGTACTTGGGCAGGTCGATCGCGCTGTCCTGCAGAAGCTCGAACGGGACCTTCAGGGGCAGGTTCGAGGCGCCGCCGGCCATGTACTTGAACGCCTGCAGCGACCGGGTGGCGAACACGAGGTCGGCGCCAGAGGCGAACGTACCGTTCTCGGCGACGATCTCGCCGGTGTTGGCCGTGTCGTCGTTGGTCGGCCACGGGAGCGGCTGGCCGCTGTCGGTGGTGATGACCTCGCAGCCGTTGGCGATGCCGCCGAACTGCTTCATCCGCTCGACCAGCTTGTTGCGGAAGCCTTCCGGCACGAGGAAGCCACCGGATGCACCGGAACCCTCGGCCTGGGCGCGGTACTGGGCGAGCTCGGGGCTCACCTCGCCGCGGCGCAGGTAGCCCTCGAACGCGCGGGTCAGCTCGTCGTCGGTCTCGACGGCGGCGATCAGCGTGGCCGGGTGGACGGGGGGCATGACGGGCGTGACGAGCGTCCGCGACCGGAGCTGAATGTCGGCCCGGGTGCGGGCGCGCTCAATCTGGCCGTTGAGGTCCTCGGCGCGCTCGGCCTCCTCGTCGGTCAGGTCGCGAGCCTCGGCGGTGGCGGTGTCGAGAAGGGCCTGAAGGGCCGCGATCAGTTCCTCGATGGTCACTTGGTGCGTCCAATCTCAAGTCGGGACCTGGCCGCGATGACACGGCGAGGACGGAGGAGCTGACCCGACGTCAGGTCGGGGGTCTCGGGTGCTGCGGGGACGATCGGGGGGAGCGAGTCGAACGAGCGCAGCGCCACCTCGGTCCCCGCGTACGCGGGGTGTGTGACGATGCTGACGTCGAACAGGTCCAGGTCGGTGATCGTGCGGATCTGCCGACCCTCGACTTCCTCGAGAACGCCGTCGGTCGGGATGAACCCGAACGACATGGAGCGCAGGTCGCCGCGGCCCATGAGCTCGCGGACGTCCCGGGCGAGCGTCGTATCCGGCAGGTCGTTGTCGATCGTCAGACCGCGCTCGTCGACACTGAGCCGCAGCGTGCCGGACGTCGTGCGCCCGAGCGGCAGCCCCTCATGGTTGACGAGGAGCACGACGTCCTGACGCTCGGCCAGCGCGCGATTGAACGCGGCCGGGGACACGCGCTCGAATCCGCCGCGGATCTGCGCGACGCGACCGAACACGTGGGCGTGCCCGGAGATCCGGCCCGCGTCCTGGCCGGCCGCCCGGAATTCGCAGTGGAAACGGTCCATGTCGGTCAGACCATCGCCGGCGGGACGATCAGGATGCTGAACGCGACCGGGATGGCCGTGGTCACGGAGACCGTCTCGACCGACTTGAGCTTGATGAACGGCCGGGCCGGGTCAACGTCGAACGCCTGGATCTGGCACGCCTCGTCGTTCGCCGTGGTGACGGCGGCGATCGTGCCGTACGTCTTGGCGGTCGCCGTGTACGTGCCGCCAGAGGTGTCGCAGTCGACCACGGAGAGGGTCAGGGTGCCTTCGGTCTGGGTGCCGATATTGAACATCGCCAGGAAGCGCGACCCGTGGGCGTAGCTGCGGGCGTCGAAGGTGCCCGACTCGAGCCCGAGCGTTGCGGTCGAGACGGGGGCGAGCATCTGGACGACCTGGATCGTCTCGTTGATGGCGCGGCGAACGGTCACTGTTGGCCCTCCTGGGCTGTCGGCTCCGGCACTGCGGCCGGCTCGGTGGTTCCCTCGGTTGGGCCGGGGTTGGTGGGGTCGGCGGGCAGCGGCGGCAGGTTGCGGATCGCACGGGCCTCGTCGATCGTCAGCAGGCCGCCGGCTACCTGCGCCAGCAGCAGCGGGATCTCGACCTCGGGCGCCGCCTGCAACAGCCCGGCGTATTCGAATTCGGCGAAGCGCGGCTGCGGCAGTAGGCGCGACAGGCGTTGCTCGAACCGCGACGTCCAGCCGGCCAGGGTGTAGCGCGCCAGTCCGCGGTTCTGCTCAGAGATCCCAGTGCCCCAGCTCGTTGCCTTCTCGGTCTGGCCGAGCAGGTGCGGCGGGACGCCGAAGATGCGGGAGACCTCTTCGACCTGGTGCACGCGGGTCTGGATGAACTGGGCATCCTCGGAGCTCATCGTCCACGGGGAGACCTTGAGCTTCGCGTTCGTCAGCACGAGGTCGCCCGCGTTGCGCACGCCGGACAGTCGAGCCTTCAGGCCGATCAGCGCCTCGTCCGCCTGGTCCGGGTCAAGGTCGTCGTCGGGGGTGATCAGCCCGCCGATCAGCATGCCGCTCGAGAACATGCGCGCCGCGGCCTGGTCGCCGGCCAGGCCGACGCCGATCGCGTTGCGCGCAACGGAAATCGGCGACAGGCCCGTGAGTCCGTTGGTACTCAGCCCCATGACGTGAGTCAGCTCGAGCTCGGTGAACACCTCGGCGCGCAGGGCCGGGATCGAATAGGTGCGGCACCTGCGGGCGCTGTCCCAGTCGACCGTGACCAGGGAGGGGTGCACGGGCATGAGCGAGTTGATCGTGCCCGCGCCGCTGAGCACGTGCAGCAGGTATGCGTTGCCGTGCAGGAGCAGGTGAACGAGCGTCAGTTCCTTGAACTCGTAGGGCGTGAGCAGGTCGCCGCCCGGGTTGTCGAGGAACGACGGAACCAACTCGCGGCGGCCGTCGGGGGTGTTGCGGTAAGACTTGAGCGGCAGCCCCGCGATCGTGCCCGCGATGATCTGCACGGCGCGCCAGACGGCGGTGAAGCCCAACGAGCTGGACTCGGTGACGGCGACGCCGGCGTCGTTCTGGCCGGCCATGCCCATGTACTCCATGAGCGCCGGGTCGCCGAGGTGCAGCGTCGGCCCCGTGAACGAGCGCGTATCCACGACAGCCGAGGCCGCCGTGTCCCGCTTGCGCCCGCCGAAGAGTGCCATCGGGTAAAACGATGGGGCGCCGTTCGTGACTAACTCAGAGAGTGAGGGCCGCCCTTGGCGGGCGGTGCGTCGTGACGGCCAGGTAGACCGCACCCGCCGCGGCGTAGGCGGCGTCCGCGTGGCCGGCGCCCGCCCGCGTGAACCGCCGACGTGCGCGTCGAGCAGCGGGTCGCCAGAGTGCAGCACGCGGCGAGCTCGCACGAGGTCGGCGAAGTGCATACAGACCTCGGCCACCTTCGCCCCCGACAGACCGCCGTGCTCGCCGGCCAGCGGCCGCAGCGTCGGCGCCAGCGCGGCGCTCGGCCCGTTCGGGAACCAGACGACCTTGCCCGGTCGGATACCCAGCGCCTTCAGGATCGCGGGCAGCTCGGCCCGCGCCTCCTGCGTGGACTTCCACGCCGCCGCGACCTCGACGCGCACACGGCCGTCCGGTTCCATGGCCGCGATCGCCAGAGTGACGTGTGCGCCGTCGGGCGCCACGTCCACGCAGGCCGCCAGGCGGAGCGCCTTGCGTCGCTCGGCGAACGCGTCGGGCGTCTCGCCCGCCCGGATGCCAAGGGTGGCCGCGGTGTCGCGGCTACCCTTCCATGCGTCGAGGTCGACGGCGGTGTCGAGGTGCTCGACCCGCTGACATAGGCATTCCGTGCGGTACACGGCGGGCGTGTCGAGCGCCTGCGCGCTGTCGAGTGCGGCCATCGACAGGCGACCATGCCCGAGCGACGGGTTCGCCATAGCCCGCGCCTCGTGGTCGTCGAGGTCGCAGCCGTCGGGCGCGCTGTATTCGGCGAGGAACAGCGTCGGGTCGGCGGCCGCGAGCGCCGCGGCGTGCAGTCGGTTGAGCACGATCGAGGCGTCCGAGCCGGCGTTCGACGTGCAGATCGTCAGCGAGTTGGGCCGGGCCATGGTCGTCTTGGTCAGCGCACCCCACGCACCGTCATCCGTGTGCGTGCGCAGCTCGTCCAGGTGCAGCAGGTCGACACCCTGCAGGCCGCGGCCCGAATCCTCGTTGGTCGCCTGGATGATGTACTCGGCGCCGTTCGCGAGCTCGAGCATCTCCTGCCCGTTCGCCTTGCGCACCGCGACGATCTGCTCGCGGAGCTCGTCGTCGGCGCGGGCCATCTTGATCGCGGCGTGCCACGTGCGGCGGGCGATGCCCAGGTCTTGCGCCGTGCCGACGGCCAGCTTCGCCCGACCCGTGAACAGCGCCCACAGGAACAACACCTGGACGGCCGTCGTCTTTCCGTTCTGGCGGGCAACGAGCAACAGGATCGTACGGAAGCGATACGTCCCGTCGAGATTGAGCTCGAGCGCGTGAATCCAGAACCAGCACTGCCACGGATCGGGCTCGAGGCGCAGCATGATCCGCGCGAAGGCGATCACGCGGAAGCCGTGCGACGTCTCAGGGGTGAGCTCACGCAGGGGCGGCGTGAAATTCCGGGGCGCCTCGTGACCGAGGACGGCGGCGGCCACGGTCAGAACTGGCCGGACGCCAGCCGGTTCGCCTGCTC